TACGAGCTTGTTCTTTATCTGCGTCAACACCACTGTTCCAGAGTTTGGAGTTAAATTCTGAAACTGGATCATCTTTTCCGATAGTTGTGAGTGAGTTCTCGATATACCACAAACCGGTTGGACCTTGAAATCCATGGTCCCAGAGTCTGACGAATGGCATTTCTTCTCCTGATGTAGGAGGAAGAAAGCGAATGATGGCGAAGCCGTTACCTGCCTTATCACGGGTTGGTTTCCAAAATTTACCTTCGTTGGGATCTGAATAGCTCTTTGTTGCGATTTGTGAGAGCTGTGAGTTCAACTTATCGAGTGAAGATGAACGGTTCTTTTTAAGTGCATCAAATGACATTGTCATATTTGTGTCTCCTAGTTTTGCGTTATATAGCATTGGTTTATATTGCGATGTATATTGTGGATTTATTCCACCATCTATTTATATTAAAAAAAGTACTCTTTAGTGATTGCAGAAAACTTTTTTTGGTCTATTTCCAAGAATGGATAATATTTCTTGGATAATCTTATTATATCACGTGCAACGAATTTGTCAACTACTTTTTCTTCCCAGTAGTCATAAACATTAGAAATCTTTGAAAGTATAGTAAAAGTTTCAATAGATATTTCCTTTTGAAAATACATAGTCATAACATATGGATGCTGACCGTCAATGACGGATAGATTGTCATGATAATTGTCCTTGAGTTTATGCAGATCCATTTTATACAAATATGACAAAGAGTCCATCTTTTTTTCCCATTCGTTATAGATTTCTTCTCCGCGTTCTTCAACTATTTCACGAATCCATGCTTTAGGATTTCGAACAAGGTTAGCAATAAGAATCTTGAGTGGATCTTTTTTCTTTGATAGCTTATAGAAAAAAAATGCATCGTTTCGAGTTTGGAATTTATCAAAGGAAGCACGGATCTTACCGTTATATTTGTGATAATCGTAACCGTCTGTATCAAAATGCTTTTTGAGTGCTAAGTAGTTCACATAGACTCGAAACGATGCTTCATTAGCATAGTTTAGTGACGTCATTTTCTTCCTTTTTTACTAGTCTTAATTCTAAAGCTTCGGTTTTTATTTTTTGCTTTATAATTGTGGACTTTTTAACTATATTTGCTACTGTTTCAATTTCAAGGTTGTTTTCTTTAGCATAGGTAACAAGAGCATCAATATAAGTTGCTCCTTTTGTTAATTTATCTTGAATAGCCATATGAATTTTTTCAGGGGTTTTAGTTTCTATCATTAACCGTTTATAACCCCTACCGAATCAATCCATGCCTTTGCCTCATTTTCAACTTGCTGGATAGTTTGACCAGCAAATGTTTTTTGAGTTTGCATGGTTTCATTTATAAAATATTTAATATTATATCCATCCGTGTCAGAATGAATTTCAGCACGTAAATTTTGTCCTGACTTTTCTTTTAGGAATTTATTTACAATCATTTATATCTCCTTTATGTGTTTAATGTAAGAGGTCGCTTTTTTACTACCGCAATTGCTACAGCAAACCACAGCTATTAAATATTTGTGTCCTGAAAAGGTAAGGGCTGTTTGATTTCTAATAATATTAATATTATCACAACAGTGCATGTATGTCAACTGCTTTTTTGGTGAATTGTTATTTTCCATATATGCACGCACAACTTTGAATATTCTTATTTAAATTTCTTCAAATAATATGTTATTTATGTAATCGTTTTTATCTTTTTCTGATATTCCCATAGCCAAAATAGAACGATGCAAATGCGGATTTAGTTTTTGGTTTTGGCAATATTTGTTTAACAACGGTCTTATGTCACGCCGAGACTCGAGCGCAAACATATTTAAATTATCTAAATAATAATCTACTAAATCAGTTGTAACTTGAATAAATTGGTCAAGTTCTTTATCAGTATTAATATTGCTTACTGCAATCATATCACTTGAAAAAATTTCACTGGCCCAGGGTGGCAATTCGCGTGGCTTGTTCCATTCCAAACCGGCAACACACATTTCCATATATTCGTGATATGGGTGTGGAAAGCCATATAATGGGCTATAATCCATAAACGAGCCAGTAATTTTTTTGGGCCCGGCTACGATATCAAATCCAAGAATTGGCAACTCTATATTCACTCTTGGAAACACATTTACATGCATTAACCAAAGGCCTTTGCCATCTTTTGGCGAAATTGTTTTTAAATGGCATTTGCGAATAACATTGGAGCACCAAAACGTGTCGTTCCAATTTTTAAAATTTAGGTTATTCATTTTTGGTTCTTCATATCTCTCAAACGAGCTATCGAACCTTGTTTCTAAATACTCAGCATATTTATTTAATCTTTGCCATAACTTCGGAGTCTGTTCCATTGAAATATTGTTCCAATTCTTCTAAAAAATCTTGAACCATGCCGAAACAAACTTTAGCTTCATCAACTAGCCCATCGTGCAATTTTTCTCTTATTTTGCTTTTAAGATATTCAGTATCACTATCAAATTCATAAAAGGATGTAGGACCTGGTACTAGTTTTTTAATCATTTGGCCGCCAGACAAATCACCCATATGCCTTACATAAATATGAGCAAAAAGTCTATCTTTATTGTTTTGTATTTCTTCAATATATTTTATGTAATTTATAGCAGTTGAAAGGATTAAATTGTCACCTAGCGAATTAAAATTTTCAGCCGATTCCATTTCCAAAAGATCTGCAAGCAGCGCAGGAGATCTTTCTAATTTTGACATTTCACCTTCAAATATATTTTTACGGCCAGCATAAAATTCTAACGTAGTATATACAGCCAGCTGGTTTTTTAAATAGACGTAATATTGTTCTGGCGTAATATTCTTTTTTATTAGCCTACGCATAAACGTAGTTCTTTCAGCATTCCGATGTTCTGATTTTGTTAGGTTTTTTAAATTATCCATTAATCTCAATTCGCTTTTTACTAGTCTTATTGTTTTATTATATTACATATATTTGTATTTGTCAATAGATTAATTTATTCTTTTTTCCAAATAGTCCATGCACCATAAAAAATAACTGCATACGCAATTAAATCTATTGGAATTAAAATCATTGCTACACCAGTTGCAATAAGAACAGCCCCGTCAAGAGTAGTTCTTTCTGTTAATCTTTTTTTAATCCAGTTCATTTTTTCTTTCCTAACAGTTTAGCTTTCATTGCACTGAGTTCAGCTAACTTCTTTTTAGCCTGCTCTTTCTTTTTTTCTTCAGCTTCGTCTATTACTTGAATTGGCGGGTTTTCATGGTCGACATTAACAATATCTTTACTTGGCTCATTTGTTTCCAAATGAGCTCTCAAATCGGAAATTCTTTTTCTAATATCTAATATTATATTATCTAGATTTTGATCGCCATGCATTATTTATTTTCTAATTCTTTAATACGTTGTTCTAAGTCGTCAATTTTTTTAGTAACACGTGGATACCGTTTCCGCCAAGCCTCGGGATCATCTTGTAGCCAATTCCACCCAAACTTATCTACTAAATAATCTAAAAACGCGTCAAATTTTGACATTAGATAAAGTGCTGCGTGTGTATTTCTAAACCATGCCAAAAACGCAGCACCAATTATTGACCCGCCGATCGCTGTATAAATCCACAGTGTATCACCAAACATTCTTACTAATGTATCCATGTTAGCTTCCAAACGTAGACATTATAGCAGGGCCAAAGATTGAAACTATATATCCCAAAACGGCAATAGATATAAGACCTAATAATAGCCACTTAGCTTTAAAATCATCAACACGCATTGTAAATCCTAGTATTTCGTTATTCATAACCCTAAAACTTAAATCAAAGGTTCCTTCAGGAGTATCTTCATCTTTTAGTATTTCGCTAGACATTTTTATTTTTCTCCGTATATTCTATGTAATAATCCATTCCGTGATCTGATGCGCCATCGAATGGTTTCCATTGCTTAATTGACGCTAACCTACCACGCCACTTATCTTTTAATCTTTGCCAAGGAGTAAAAGGTCTAATGTGCCCATGATAATTAATGTAACGAGGAGGGCAGTGATGTACGTATCCCATCAATGCTAATGGAATTGAAGTAACCACATCGTTATTATTAACGTGACGATAATGTTCAACGTTAGAAAAAGATTTTACAAATTTTCTAGTACCAACTCTTGGTGATCCATACGTGTATAGAGCTTCTATTTCGTCTTTTAAACGGCTAGCAGCAATTGTTGCCATTGCGCCACCTAAAGAATGACCTGTGATATACAATTCTTTGTCTTTATTTACTTCAAGAATTTCAATTATATCTTCCCAAATTTTTTCTAATTCGTTTTGGAAACCATTATGAACTCTTCCGCCTACTTGCGCTTTATCAGGCCAAGCATTAAGATCTGCTAATATATCTGAAAATTCGTTTGGCTCAGTTCCTCTAAAACATAATACAATTTCTTCATCGTTCCAAATAGCATGACACTGTGCTCCATCATTTTCTATAAAATTATGACCTGCATACCCAAGCTTTTTATATTTTGGTTTTGCTGGTTTTTCATCAAGATATGCAATCCCAGCTAGTTTTGCCATTTTAGAACACTGTTCTATCATTGCCGTTTCTCCTAAAGATTTTTGTATTAGTCTGATAATGGATTATCCAAAGCTTCTTGTATTATTTTATTTATATCATTGTTAAGTTTTGTCATTTTTTCTTCAAGATTTTTAATTGTTTCTTTCATAACATCGCGTACATCTTTTTCTGATAATCTTACAGTTGCTTCAACTTCTCGTATTGACGTGGTAACATCTTTGGTTTGGTTGTTTAAATCTTCACGAATATTAGCAAGAATATTTTCTATTGAGGACTGAGTACTTTTAATTCGCCCTTCAGAGGTTTCTAAATTTGTGCTAATTGTATCTCGTAAATTAGCCATAGTATCTTGGTTATCTTTTAATGTCAATCTTTGGCGCTCTTCAAATTGATCAAGTTTTACATATATGTCGCTACGTAATGTTCTTACCGTTTCTTCAGCTTTCTGTACTTGATTTTCTAATTGACGTACAGTTCCTTCGACTCGCTCGACATCATTTGCCAAGTCCTGTCTAATTTCTACTGTGTAATTTATTGCATCATCAAGTTTTTGTAACTGTAATTCATTCGCAGCTTGGATCTCTTGAATGTCTATATTTTGAATAATTTCTTTCATGTCCATATAGTCTGCGTATATTTCAAATCCTCCCCAGGCTGCGCCGCCTAGCGTAGATAAAGCAGTAAGCACAGCAAACATTTTACCACCAGAAAATTTTAATCCGCCAAATTCTACTTCAGCCATGTTAGTCTCCTAAAAAATATTCTACTCCAATTACAATCGCAATATCATCATCAAATGTTGGTGTAAGAAAATAGTTTTTGTAATTTAATTTTAAAAAAGGAACTATATCCTTTTTCCCTAATCCATAATACCCATCCACAATACCATATTCTATGTGTAAATCGTTATAAAATTTATTCTTAAATCCTGCATATATGCTAGGTTTTTCAAGGCTATTTAAATATATGCCAGAAACATAATTTCCACATTCCATTCTTCCCTGCGGATGTATTTCATTAAAATTCTTGGCAGAATTTATATGTACAGATAGTGCCAATCCTATTAAATAGTTACAAAACAAAATTAATTTCCTTTAATTTTCAAACTGCAATTTTCTGAGTTGTTCCAATTCTTGTTCTAGCTTTCTTACTTCTAATTGTTTTTTTCTTAATTCTAATTCAAATAATCTGTTGCAATCAACACGAGATTTTGGCTTTTTACCTAAAGGAATTGTTATTCTTGCATATACACCAACGTCGGTTTTGGTGTCTTGGTTAAAACCACTTATAGGATCATCGTAGTCTTTATCAATTATACCAGTGACACCAAACTCCAAATTGGTTGCTGACCCAATAGCATTGGAACAATCAAGATCACCAGCACGAAACCTATCAGATTGGTAATTACCTGGTACACCAGGGAGTTGTAAGTTTAATGAAGATGAATCTGCATATGAAGCTGAACCAATAACAATAAACAATAGTATTATATATTTCATTTTTTATCTCACTTAGTATTATTTTATCTTTGAACAAATTCTAGTCTTTATTCCTGTTGACAACACATCTTTTTTTAATTGTTTAGATGAAGTACAGATAAAAGATATTTTATTTCTATCACTGTCTTTGATGTAAATATCAAAATTCTTTTGCTCTAAATAATCTAATTGAAAAATTTTATCAGTTGACGCAAACGAAATTTTATTCCATTCAGAGTCAAATACGTCTATCTCATAAAAATTAGCATCGTTTCGCCTATTCCACAATTTCATTTTTATTACCGATATTCCTGTAATATAAGACGGTAATATTTTTGGATATGTTGGTGTTAATTCATGCGCAATAGCGCTATTAGCAAAAAGCGCTATTGCAATTATATTTAAAATTTTCATTATTTTGCTATACATTCCGCCACAACATTAGCCTTATATTCTCCTCCAGGTAATGCTTTACCAACACCATATAATGCCTCTGAAGTTACCTTAAACCAAGTTGAGCCTGCAACTGTAAGATCGTATTCTGTATGATTTTCATATTCAATCTTTGCGGTTTCGTAACCGGCCATGCCAGCATCAGATGTATTTGACACTTCTATTTCACCATCCCACGCAACCGCATCTGTTAATGATGGGCTACTGGAAAATGAATTCGGCCAAGAGATTTTAGCGGTGTAATAATCTGCAATGGACACGTCGTATCTAACGACTGGAAGTACACCGCCATCTGCTGGTAATGTACTTAATTCATCTGGTGTAGGGTTACCATAAACACCGGCTTTATCTGTATATATTGAGCATTTAGATGAAACATTACCTACAATTGGTGTTTCATTAGCAAAAGCAGCTGATGCTACAAAGATGCTAAGTGTACTTAAAGTTAATAATTGTTTGAACATATGAATCTCCTATTGTTCGTTTTCGTATTGTGAGCGAACCATCGTATTGTGTTTAGCATCAGACGCTAAACTTTTCATTGCCCTTCTGTTATCTTGTATTATTGTGTCTTCAAGTATTACAGCATCAACATATTCCCCGCCTTGGATTGTTACTGTATAATAATTTTCAATTTTTTGATTTTGTGCCAATGAAGCTAGTACTCTTGTCTGCTCTGCCTCATTAACTAAATTGCCTATCGTATTTTTACCGCCTAATTTTTTTTCAAACCTAGATAATTTTTCTTCGGGTTCTTTTATTTCTTTCGCTTCTTCGTTTTCTTTTTTGTCATTCATAGAAAGATTTGCTTGCACCCATTCATCATAAAATGGGTCGCCTGCACTTAATGTTTCCATATTATTTAAATAATCTAATAAAGCTTGTTGAAAGCCAGGGCACGACGGATCGTACAAAGGATTTCCATAACACATCATTGCTTGTTCGTCTACATCTAATTTATAATTATATATTACTGAAGGATTTTCTATGCGGCCTTCGCCTTCAACATTCATGGATCCATCGCCCCATTTAGTAGCATCAACATAAGGAAACCTAACATATTTTTGAATGGTTCCACCAGGATTACCAGACCAATCATCAGTTTCTTCAAATATATAACCACCATCAACAGCATTTTTGTTTCTAACGTAAACTAAAGCATCCGTTTCTGGATTTTTTACCATCGTGTATCTATATGTTAATCCATGAACTTGAACTGTAACATATGGAGCGGCATGATTAGGGAGTATTTCTTCCATGCCCCAGGATAATCCGGCTATAGCCGCGTTATTAGTAACACCGTAGCTTGTGTCAGAGTAACAATAGGAGGAGGAGGATACCAACAGCGCCGCCGCCAAATAAAGTTGACTTTTCATCATTTTCCAAATCCTTAAATGGGTTCATTGACTTGTTTTTTGACTTGTTGCCAGGTTGCTTATCTTTGTTTGCCTCCCAAGCAGCTCGAGCTTCCGGTCCAATCATTCCTTGATATGGGCAAGGAGTTCCTGCGTTCATCATAGCATCAAAAACTCTTTCATCTTGACACATCACAGACACAGCAGCTACTTTCATACCCATGTCATATAACACTTTAGCATTTTTTAGCTTTTCGCAATTCATATCACGAACGGTTTTACCTGCGCTAATACCAAGAATTTGGGTTTGGACAGCACCAGATACACCAACAGTACACAAATCAGAATTTGAAGAATTTATAGAAGGTGAAATTGCTGAAGGTGGTGGAGATTTTACAGTAGTGCTAGAAGTACTTGTACTGTTTACATCACTTGTATTTGTGTTATCAGTATAAATTACATCATCACCTACATCCTGTGCTAGCACGGACGTTGCCGCCAATAGCATTATTATAGTAAAAAGGTTTTTAAACATGTATTAATCCTATATTCATAACAATTGCCTTATATTTATAAAAAAAGAGGAGCCTTAGCTCCTCTTTTTGTCTATAAAAATAATTTTTAGTGTTTAAAACGCAAAGGATGCCGAAATTGTTGGGACAATTTCTTCAGAATTTAAGTTATAATCCACGCCAGATTCTAATGACATGCCACCAAAAACATATTCATATGAACCACCAATATTTTGGGCCATATCATCAGCATCACCAGCAAGATATGCAGTAACACCAAATACAGTTGCATCAGCTTCAAAGGCTGCTTTTTCTGCTGCTGAACCGTATGTTCCTGTTAGGCCAATTGATGCAATACTTAGGTCTGTAGTTGCACGTCCGCCAAGGACCCAATCTTCTGAATTGAAGTTATAATCTACAGATGCTTCTAAACCAATAGCATTTGCACCGACAGAGTACGCACCTTGTATGTTTTCGATATCAATTACATCAGCAGTTACGTCAGTAAAGCCAAGACCAACTGTTGCGCCATAAGCATTAGCTATAATGCTTGTACCTAACGCAGGATCAAGTAGAGTCGCGCCAGTTTCGCCTTCAACAAAAACATTACCTTGTCTACCAAAGCTTATTGATGCAGCACCAACGGTTGTACCAACTGAATATTCGTCGAGAGTAATTGCATTGGATCCAGTGTCAATACCAAATTCCATAGACCCAAAAGCCAATCCGTTTACAGCAGAAACATCTAAATCTAAAGATGTTGTAGCGCCATAATTATTTTCAGGTGTTTCTGCAATTACCGTTTTAATTTCACCGCTAATACCAATATATGGTACATATGGCGTTTCGCTGGTTTCTTCTGCAAAAGCTGCAGAACCTGCAAACACAATTGCAGCTGTT